CAGTTTCGGCATTTTTAATCCTATTTTCAGCCGACTTTTCTAAAGCCCATTGTTTCCTTTCTAAATCAATAGCATCCTTTAGCTTTTGTTCTTCTGCACTAACTACTTTATCTCCTGCTTCTTTTTTTTCTTTTGGGGTTCTATTTTGCAAACGGGTCAATTCATCTTGTAGCCCTTGCATTTTCTTTTCGTGCGCCCAATCTTTCTTTTCTTTTTCAATTTCTTTAGCCAATTCAGCTTCCCTTTCAGTAAGATATTTCTTTTCAGAAGGTTCTGTTTTTGGGTTTTCAATCCTATCCTGTACCCTTTTTAATTCAGTTTCGGCATTTTTAATCCTATTTTCAGCCGACTTTTCTAAAGCCCATTGTTTCCTTTCTAAATCAATAGCATCCTTTAGCTTTTGTTCTTCTGCACTAACTACTTTATCTCCTGCTTCTTTTTTCTCTTTTGGGGTTCTGTTTTGCAAACGGGTTAATTCATCTTGTAGCCCTTGCATTTTCTTTTCGTGCGCATCTCTTTCGGAAATATCTTTTTTTACTTGCTCTATCCTACTTTTTAAATCTTCTATTTCGGGCGTGTCTTTTTTTGTTTCACCTTTCTCTTTTACCTCTTTTTTGCCTGTATCTACTAATTTAGCTAACTTTTCTTTTAAGTCATTATAAACCCTTATTTGCCTGTTACGTTCTGTTTCAAGTGCCTTATACTCTTTTGCATTTCGCCTGTTAGCATCAATTTGTTCTTTAGTTTTAGCATCAACACCCCCTATTAATGACTTTTCTACATCTTCTTTCTTCAATGAAGAAAATTCTTTATCTTCTAAAACCTTAGATATAGCTGCACCTATTTCACTACCTGCTTCTACTAATTTTGCAACAGATTCTACTAATAGATTCCAAGTTGGTCTGCCTAATCCTAATGTTATATCTGCACTTAAAGTATTATTATTATCTATCTTTAATGAACGAATTTTGTTTGCCCAATCTTTCCCTGTTTTCTTTAATATTTCAGATTGAGGGGTTTTGCCTTTTTTCTTTTCGGCTGCGGCTTGTTCACGACCTCTTTTTTCTGCTTCGGCAATAGCCTTGTCAAAATCTTCTTTTGTAATCCTATCAACTTCTTTTTGAGTAGATTCTTCGGCTGCCTTTGTTTTGTTCTTTAATTTTTCTAATTCATCATAGGCTTCTTTTAGCATTTTAGCCTTTTCTATATCTTCCTTATCCCCTTCTTTTAATTCGCCGATACGCTTATCTAATGCTTCTTTATTATCGGGGATTTCTTCGTCAATAGCTTTGGATAAAACATTTCTCCTATACAATATTTCACCATCGCTACCCAACTTGAATAGTGATTGTAAAAACTGAAAGTTACGTCCCAACTCATTTTGTGCTACCCTTAAAACTTCGTCAACCCTTTGCATCTCTACTGCAATTTTACCTTGTTCTTCTAGGTCGGTAGTATTATTAAGCATATCTGCCAAATAAGCCTGTCTAACACCCATAGCCCCTAATAATTCAGTGGGAATACCAACACCTCTATTAATTTCGGGTCTGCCTTGACTATCTAATATTGGGTCGCCTTTAGATGTCTTTTTGAATAATATATCATGCCATTTGTCAGTATAATCTTTTGCTGCATCAATAATAGTCTTACTGCCATTAGAAGCCATATCAGAAAGCATATCAATAGCCTTTTGTATGGTTTCTTTATTTGTAACACTATCTAAAGTTCCCATTACTTTTAATACGGTGTCCCCTAACATAGCTTTTTGTATCCCTATCCAAACTTGTCTATTTTCTTCGGGGGTATTTTCTTTACTTGTAGGAGGATTAGTAGGAGGTACACCACCTTCACTAGATGATGTACCGTCCCCACCAATTACATTGCCTTTTTTATCGCTTTCTTGGCGACCTTCTTTTCTACCGCCTTTTTGGCGACCTTCTTTACCTCTTTCTTTGCTGATGCTTTCATCTGTTGTTGTTTTTGTTTTTCTACCAATATCGGTAGCTTCTTTAAGTGGGATAGTTTGTGTTTCAAAATTACCTTCACCAATATCTTTTCTTAATGTGATTAGCCCTTTTTCTTCATTTACGCCTAATACTTCACGACCATCTGCCAATATATCACCTTCTTTTAAAGGTTCGTTGTCAATAGGGGATTGTTCTGTTTTAGTAACAGGTTCTAATGTAGGGACTAATAATTGAATGGGAGGAATATCCTTTGATTGATTAAACCCATAATTAGGGTCATTTTCAGCTTGCTCTCTAGTTAATAAATCCCCGTCTGCTGTTTTAAATTGTCCGTGTTCAGTTCTCCACGCTTCTCCTTCTTCTGTATCTGGACTAGGTATATCTTTCCCGTCTGCAATAGCAGCTTCCATTGCTTCCCCGTGATTAGCACCGTAATATTCTTTTCCATCAACTACTATCGTAGGTGTAACCTTATGTTCTGATTGTCTTATTAACTCTGCTTTTTTATCTTCAATCATTTTAGAAATACCTTCGGTATCTCCATCTTTTTCTAGTTGTGCATATTTATTTTTTTCTTCGTCACTAAAGTACTTGAAAGCAAAATCATCATTCCTTTTGGGGAACTTTAAATCTTCGGTTTGCGTACCTTCGGTATCTTCACTTTTGGCTTGTGTAGTTTCGGTTGTTTGGGGTTCGGCACTTTTGCTTTTCTCATCTTCTGTTTGATTAATGAATGATTGTTGTTTGTCGTAAAGTTCTTTTTTCTTAGAAAGGGATTCGTATTCTTTTTGGGACTTGGCAGGCAAAGTTTCCCCCTCTTTAATCCTTTTTTCGTATCCTTTTAATATTTCTTGTTCTGTTTCTGTTATGCGTGGGGCATCAACTAATTCTGTTGCTTTATCTAAAATGTGTTGGTGGGCTTCTTCTGCATTTACTTCTTTACCATCAATAATAAAAGTTTTGTCTGTGTTTTGCCCTATTTCGTTTATGCTGCCTAATTTAACTTCACCCCCATTACTTTCGTCTGTTTTAGGCACAACCATCTTAATATCTAATCCCTTAACAAAGGCATCACTAATAGGCATTGCTTCTTTATCTTCCAAAAGTCCTAACGCTTCTTTTCTTAATCTTTCTTGTTCTTCAATAGCCTTTTCTTTTAAGTCAGGGTTATTATCAGCCATATCCTTAAAGTACCTTTGTCTAAATTGATTAGCCAATAGTTTTTGTTGGGATTGGGTCTTTAAGTCGTTAAAGTCTTTCCCTTCTCCCCTTGCAAATTCAATAGCATCGTTTAATGAATTTACAGATGTATTTATTGTTTTAATAAATTCATTTCTCCTAGCATCTGTTATTGTGCCATTTTCAAAAAGCTGCTGCGCTCTCCATTTGCTTTCTTCGGGGTTTTGGGAAAGGTGCATTAGTGTTTCCGTGTGGCTAGGTGCGTATTCTTTGCCATTTGTTGCAAAGTTTAACATATTAGGCAACGCTGAAAATACAGCCCCCATCAAAGCCCCACTTTTAAAAATGTCTACTTGCTTCTTAAATTCTTCATCATTAGTGCTTTCTTCGGGTTGTTTACCTGTCAAATATTGGTCTATCTTGCCTTTTATATACTCATTGACATTGCCGATACCGCCCATTTTAAGAGATTCTTTAACAGTAGAAGAAACTAGCTTTTCTATCTTAGGGGCATACATATCTGCGAATTTTGCCGCAAATTCTTCTTTACCTATCTTGCTAAAATCATTCTCTGTTATAAACTTATCAATATCTGCATTTATACTTTTTTCAATAGTCCCCCCAATTAATTTAGAAGGACTTATCCCCATTAAAGAAAATGCTGTCCCCTCTGCGAATGTTTTTAATGCTGCTGCTGCGTGTGCTTGATTATGCCCTTCGGGGGTGTCGGGGAATTTATCTATACTTTCATCATAATTTTTACCATAAGAAGTAGCAAAAATACCCGCTTGTGTCCCTATTGCGTGTTGTAAACCTTCGGCAATTCCACCCTTCGCAAATTTAAAGGCATTTCTTGTCGTTTCCCTTGCAGTACCACCTTCTATTCCTGCTGCCCCCTCTACAAATTCACCTGCTAATCCCGTTGCACCTTTTAGTGTACCTACAACCCCTTTGCCTATTGTCTTACTTGCAGCACTTTCTATACCCCCAAATGCAATAAGTGTAGGGGCTTGTTCACCTACTAGATTAACAATATTGTCCCAAGTATTAGATAGATTATTTTGCTTCTTAACTAATGTATTACCTTCTTTGTCTACCACTATCCTACCTTCGTCAGAACCTTTTTGATAAGAGGTCTTTTGTGGGGAATAAGATGTAGCCAATTTTTCTGCCGCTATATCTTCTGGTTTCATTGTTAAAATGTCACCAACTCCCCATAAATTAACAACATCATCCAATCCCCTTGAAAAAGCACCGCCCAATCCCCCTTGTACTATTGGTTGCCCATAACTACTAGGAGTAGAACCGCCCATCACATCTACAAATTGCTTGTCTTGTATAATACTATTAAATACTTGTTGGTATTTAGCTGCCGTTTCGGGGGATTCTTTACGAATATCCTCAAATCCTTGTTTAATTTCTTCTATTGAAGGTTTAAAGAAATTAAAATCAGCCCTACTTCTATTGGTAGAAACATTATCTGAAATCAACGAAGCTAAATTTTTCTTTGCAACTTCGGGGTATTTTAAATCTAAATTATTATAGTTAGATTTTGTATTATTTAATTCATCTGCTATCCCATTAACCTTTTTTAGATTTTCTTCTGTTTGATTATCTTCATATATCTTTTTAGCATCATCATAACGGCTTTGTAAATCATCCAATATTGTCTGATACCCTAAAGTTTCTTTTCTAAAATCGGTATGCTGTTTTGCTATTGTTGCCCAATTTGTCTTTGATTTATCTGCTTTTGCTTCTAATTCAAGTTGGTCTTTAGAAACGCCAAATCCTGCTGCATTAAGCCTATCGCCTATATTTTTGGGTGACAAGTATTTCCCTGTTGCATCTTTTGGATTACCTGCTGCATATCTAAGTAGGCTGTTATAGTTTTCTATTTTAGCCTTCTTTAGTTTTTCTATTTGTGATTTTGATTCTGATGATATTTCATTCCTAACTTCGGGAGTACCTAATCCTGCTAATCCACCACCCATACTAGCTAAACCTGCATAACTTTCTTGTGGTTTACTTAATTCATCTATTTTATTTGAAAGTTCTGTATTTATAATATCACAAGCCTTTTTTAATGTTTCGGGGTTGCCTGATTTTATCCCTTGTAAAAAAGGCTGAAAGTCTTTATCGTAAGACCCTTGTTTTTTAAAATATTCAGAAATACCGCCTAAGTTTTCTTCAACTGTCTTTATTGACTTTTGTTTGTTTTGGTCAAAACTTAGCTTAGGTTCGCTCGTAGGTAATTGTGATTGACCATCCGTAGGGGGTTGATTGCTTTGTAAATTTGAAACTTCTGACCCACTTGTATAGTTTGTAGTACCATCTTTTTTTTTAAAATAATCTTCAAGTGGGTTTTCTTCACTAACTGTTGGCTGTGATTTATCTTGACTTTTAACAATAGACTTTTTAATAGGTTTCGTTTCCGCTACCGATTCTTTTTTTCTTTCAGCCCATTCTTCTAATGGGTTAGTATCTTGTCTTATTGATGTTGCCATTTAATAATTTATTGTGTTACTGCTTCGTCTGAACTTTCTTCTGTTGTTTCTTGTTCTTCACTCATAAGTAGGGATTTGTTTTTAGCCCCCTTACTTTGATTTATCCAAGATTGTAGCTTATTGCTTCTCAAAAATTTCCCTGCCTCATCAGGGTTTAATACTATCGGTCTACCTGTTGTTTTATCTATCCCATATTTAGGGGCAATTTTACCTTCTACTGCAACATCAAAGTTGCCACCGTATTTGTATATAAAATCAAATACATCTGGGGCTTTTTTAGTTTTTTCTTGCAATTCTTTTGCTGCATCAGTAGATAACCACCTATTATACATTCCGTATATTTCTGCTTCGGGTATTTCTTTGCCTTTGAAAATTATGTTTTCGGGGACAACATTGTAATCCCCATCTGAATTTATTGGGGCTATCCCTAAATTATCAACAAACGCCTTAGACATATTTTTAACATTGACCCTTGTTACGGGGACTTGCCCTTTTTCTGTCCTATATGTTTCCATTTTACCCTTAAACAATTCATCAAATGTTTGTGCTGGATTAAATTGTTTATCAACTGCACTAGCTTTTTTGCCTAGTAATGAAGCACGTTCACGCCTTTCCCTTGCTAATGCTTCGGAAGCATCTATTTTTGCTTTACCCTCTCTACGTTTTTCTTCTAATTCTGTTGCTTTTTCATCAAATACATAACCACCTGTTTTAAAGGCTTTTTGTTTTGCTAAAACTTGAAGTGCAGCATATTCGGGTGCAGATACATTAAGATGATATTTACCGTTTGCATCTTTGGTAGCAAGTATAGGTTTAGGTTTAACACCCGCTGCCATTTGTTCTTTAGTCAATGATGGTGGAGGATTGTTTACATCGTAAATGTCGTAATCTAATTTTCTTGCCCCATCAAGTCCTTCTGTTTGTTGATTATACCTATTTATTGCACTATATAAGTCTGATATTACCCCTTCTTGTAAGTGTGGGGGTATGTTTTCAAACATTCTTACCCCATCATCAAATTGTTCGTGGTCGTTACTTTTAGGGTCTGAATATATTTGTGCTGCCTTATCTATAACAGAATTATAATCAAAGATTTTTTCGGGTTCTTTTCTGAAAACCCTTCCTGTTTTTGGGTCTGTCTTGTAATCGCTTTCTGTTGAAACTACGGGTTGTCCTACCCCTGATTGAGTTTTTGTTGAAATAGTTTTTTTGCCTTTATTATCAACGGTTACTGTTTGGGTTTGTTTGCCTTGTGGTGTTGCCGTTGGGGCTACTTCACCTGTCGGTGTAGTAGTAGTTCCTTGTGCTTTAGCTGTTATTGTAGGGCTAGTCCAAAAAGAAGCCTCGCTACCACCTAATTTATCTTCTGCATAATTAGGGTTAAAATCTAATGCTTTTTGATAAGGGTCAATATTATAACCAAACCCCTTAGACATTTGTTTATCTAAGTGTGCTTGCATTTCTGCTTTCTTTGCGGCATTGGGTTCGTTTGCTATTGCATCTTTTTGTTCGTGTATTGTACTGTATCTACTTTGTGCTTCTGTTACTATGTCCGAATATTTAGTATGTGCATTTTGATATTCTTGTAAAGCCTTAGTATCGCTAGGCGGGGCGTTTACAAATTTCTCATAAGCATCATTTACTTCTTTTTGAGCCTTTGTTATTATAGGGTTATCGCTATCTAAATGAGTGCCTACTTTTATTTGCCCTTCTTCAAATAATTTTCTTTTATAATCCCTATCCTTTATTTTTTGGTCGAAAATATTTTTATTGGCGTTTACTTGTTGTAAAGCCCACAACTCACCTGCACGATTTATATTTTCAAAATCAGACTTTTGGGGCAATACATTCCCACTCCCCCCTGCACCTAATGCAGCATTACCTTGATATGATTGTAATTCAGCTAATGAAGCCATTGTTTATTATATTATTGACCTCCAAACCCTGCCACTTGTACAGGGTCAAAATTAAAATTGTTTGGGGCATAAACGTCACCACCACCTTGACTTTTTAAATCCATAGAATCTGAAACTAATGGTCTGCTAGAGGCTACGGGTGTTGCAGGGGCTTGTGCAGGTTGTAAATACTTATTGTAAGAATCACTTATTGATTTGCCCCCAAACGCATTTGATAATGCACCACCATAAGTATCTATCCCACTCATTATTAATGCACTATTCTTTTCCCTTGCACCCGTATTTGCCGCCTTTTCGTCTTTCCAAGAATTTTCTTTATTGATAGCCCATTGCTTGTCTAATTGGTCGTTGTAATATTGGTGGGATTGTACTAAATTATTTATCTTAGCCATACGATTGCTTTCCTTTAGCATAGCCAAGTTTTTTAACCCTTCTTCTGCATTACCAAATACACTTGAAACAGTATTAGGTGTTCCGCCACCTTTTAGTATTGCTGAAAGTGATGCTGCAAAATTCTTATCAACCCCCTCTTTATATGCTTGATTAGCTTCTGCACCCATACCGTTAGATAGGTTACTTTCTGCCAATGATACGTCTTGACCTGCATAAGGGGAAATGTTATACATAGGTCTCCTTGCATCAATAGCTGCTGCTTGTTTCTTTAGCTTTTTTGCATTTATTAATCCATAAATAGCTTCCCCTGCACCAACTATTTGTTGCACTCCTGCACCTGCCGCTTTGCCTATTGCATCGTAAGGCATTGCATCGTATTGTAATATAGGTAAAAAATTACTTTTCATATCTTACCAATAGTTCTTTGTATCTTGTATCTTCCCAATAGAAGTTATACTTAATGGGTTTAAATATTGTATTATTTTCTTACATTCTTCTAAATAGTTTGGTTTAGTCGCTTGCTTCATTTTAATATCTGAAAGCCTATATTCTATTCCTGCCCAAATAGCTTCTACTGAATATTCGGGGACTTCTACTATTTTGCCGCAACCAACACCGTTTGTTTGATAATTAACCAATAGTTTGTCTGGTATTTTACCGCCTCTGCAATCTTTATGATGGGGTTTGTATCTAAGTTGTGTACCACATTGCGATAACTTAACACCACCCTTGTCATTACCATCTATATCTGAATAAACTTGATTTTCGTTTATTTGTCTATCCCAATATCTTTTATAACAACCACAATGATTGTTTAGTAATTCAATGTTTTGTGGGGTATTGTCGGGGCATCCACAAGGCTTTAATGTAAGATTACAAAGAATAGTATTAGTTTCTTTGATTGCTATTTCTAAGTCGGAAGTGTCGTTTACCAATAAGTAATCATCGTTATAATCATCCGTATAATCCCCCGTATTATCCCCATTTAGTGTATTGTATTTTTTATAAGGTAGTTGAACCCATTGTTGAATATCCCCATTAGGTAACATCCTTATCCAAGTATAGGAATAGTAATCAACACCACCATAAGTAAAAACATATTCAGAAGTCTTTACCCAATCCGTTTCAGTACTTGGCAAACCACCGCAAACACCACCACATTTAGTATTTGGTTTAGGGGTTACATTTAATCTTTGGTTGTAGAATATCGGTTCTATTTCACCGTGTTTGTTTACAACCGCCGCCCCGAAAACCCTTTGTGCATCTTTTGGGATATTCACAAACAATCCATCATTATCTTGTGAAACAGGTTGCCATACGCTTTGTTGGGACATTATTGTGTTCTTGAAAATATCTTTCCAAGTCCATTCTGCTGCCAATAAATAAGCATCATAGTACTTCTTCTTATCAACTTGTTTTATGATAAAAAGTTGGTCTACAACTTCATCGAGTGAATATGTTTGTGCTGCTGCCAATTATTTGCGTTTGTTTGGTGTGCCTACTATTGCTTTGTGTGTTTGCTGAACGTGCTTTGTAACGTCACGCATAAGGCTTTTGTCGTTCCTTATTTCGTCTGCACGTTTCAATGTGTTTACAGCATTTTCAACTTGCCATTTCTTTTCTTGTTGTGCTTGAATCGCTCTAGCACTAATTTTAGGTATTGCCATTGCTATTGTTTTAAACTTTGTTTGTTAATTTCCCCTTCGGGTATTTTATTCTTATTATTATCTATGCTTTCTTTGATAACAACCCCTTTAGCCATTTCTTTAAACATCATTACGGTCTTTGTTATTACATCTGCTACTATCCCATCAGGTACTTCCATTGTGGGGCTTGCTTTAGGAACGTAATAAACCCTAATCTTATTTAAAGAAAAATCGCCCAAACATTGAAAATATATTCCCGTGTTGTCGGTGTAGAATAAAATCTTATTCACCTTTGGCATATATTTTTTGTTCAAGCGTTTAGAGAAAGTTATCCTTTCTATTCCTGCATCGCATTTGGGGGAAAGTATCGCAATATCTTGTATCCCTACATCTTGGTTTGAATACATAAAGTGCATTACATCATCACCAAATAAAACAAACTTATCCCCTAACTTTTCATCTTTAACTTCTAAGTCGGCACTTGCTAAAATTCCATCCTCAAACCCAACTATTTCATCTTTACCCTCTTTCTTTAATTCTGCATAAACCTGCCTATACGTTTGTTCGTATATTTGAGTTACTGCATCCCCTGCATTTCTAACAAAGTCCTCTATTTCAAAGAAGTCTGTCATAGACTTATATTCTTGAAAGAACAAGTCCATTGATTGTTGGGCAATATAACGTAGTGGCTTACTCAATTAGATACGTCTTGTTTTTATTGTTATTCCCCCTACATTAATTGGCATCTGATTAGCATTAATCAATTTTGCTTTTGCTTGCTCGTATGTATTAGCATTGCCTACTGTTTGCTGTGGGGTTGTATTAAATGCGTTTTTTTGCCTATCAGGGCAATTTTTAACACTCGGAGGACACGCCATAACTAAAAATATTTAACTATTAAATTTATTAAGAACGACAAAACTACGACAAATATACACCAAAAAAACAAAATCCCGATAATAGGGTAATTTGCCCACAAAAATAGGTCTTTTATCAATAAGCAATAAAAAAAATAAATAACACTACCATATACACTAGACATACAAGTAGGACACTCTGAAATTGGGTTTCTAATCCATTCGGGGAAACGATAAATAGGTTCTTCTAAATAGAAAAATATCTCATCATCTGTAACCTCTATTTTGCACCCTATTTGTTGTTCTATTTCGGGGATTTTATTAATATCCCAAATGGGTTTTATTGCTTCTACTAATGCTTTCTCTGCATCCCCCTCGTAATAAACTTTTTCAATCCCTATTTGTTTTTGCCAATAAGCAGACCACCCACTTACTATAAAACCTATACGCTTTACTTTCCCGTTTGGTTGTACTTCTAAACTATGTCTAGTCAAATAATGCCATTGATAAACTAAAAAGCTACCCAAAACTAAAAGTATCGAGTAGCTTAATATAAATTCTAAAAAAGTCATTTATCTTCCTAATTGATTACTATAAATTAATTGCTCATCCTCTTGTACTACTACACACTTACAAGTAAGTAAAGTACTAGCTACACTAGCTGCATTTTGTAATGCACACCTAAAGGCTTTTGCAGCATCAATAACCCCACCTTGTACTAAATCCTCATACTTATCTGTCTTAAAATTATAACCACCGTTTAATGGTAGTTTCTTGATAGCAGATATGTCGGCATTCTTAACCAATGAATCATTTGTTTGGAATAACTTAGACAACCCTTTTTTATCTTCAAACCCTGCATTTGCCCTCATTTGAAGGTACGGTGCTTCCAATGCTTTTGCAATGATTGATATGCCTAATTTTTCATCTTTGTTGTCGTAGGGGATTTTTTCTAATGTAGAAATACACCTAATACCCGTAACACCCCCCCCTGCTACTATGCCTTCCAATAGTGCTGCTTGTGAAGAACGTATAGAATCATCAACACGGTCTTTCTTTTCTTTAAGTTCGCTTTCGGACGTTGCCCCTACATAGATAACACCAACCTTACCTTCAAGCCTTGCAAGTCTTTGTTCTTTGGCTTTTTTATCAAAGTCGTTTGTTGAATTAGCCAAGTCTTTCCTTACAAATTCGATTCTGTCTGCAACTGCTTTCTTATCCCCACCGCCACCGAGTATAGTTGTGTTGGTTGAAGTAACAAGTATTTTATCGCAAGTACCAAAGTAATCTACTTTAGTATCAATAGCCCTTATGCTATTTACATCGCTAATCAACTTACCCCCAAGTACTGCTTGTAAATCTTCAAGGATGTCTTTTTGTGTTTCGCCATATCCATCTGCTTTAATAATACAAATAGGCAACCCCCTTTGGGTACGATTAGCCAAGAAGAACATTAATGGTTCATCTTCTATCATTGGTGTAATCAATATGATAGGGGGATTTGTTTGTGTCTTATTGGCAATATCCAACCTTACACTAAGTATCTTTTTGGCTTCTTCCAAAGTACTTATCTTTTCAGTAGAAAGAAGTATCAATGGGGTTTCATATTGAACCGAAAAAGTATCTTGGTTTGTGATATATAATTTGTTAGTCCAACCCGTATTTAATTCAAGCCCCTCTACTAACTTAATGTATGTTTCCCCGTTTTGGCTTTCATCTATTCTTGCTGCACCGTTAGCCCCTGTTTGACTAATCAACTTTGCAACGTGCTTGCCTATTTCTAAGTCATTATTTGCTGAAATAGTAGCTATTTGTAGTAGTTGTTCGCTATTGGGCTTTATTGGTAGTGCAATGTCTTTAATCCTTGCTACTACGGCATCTACTGCTTTGTTTATACCTTTGGTTATAGATACGGGGTTTGAACCATTTTTGATAAGCCTAAACCCTTCGTTTATAATAGCTTGTGCCAAAACCATTGCAGTAGTGGTATTGTCACCTGCTTCATCAACCGTATTACGGGCTACTTCTTTAATAACATTTGCTGCCCACGCCTCTCTTGGGTCACTAAGGTTTACATACTTTGAAATAGTATAGCCATCTTTTGTTAGGTCGTGGTAACTATTAGTTCCCATTGCAACGGTGTTACCTTTTACACCTAAACTTACCTTTACTGCATCACAAATTTTGTTTACCCCTGTTAGGATTGCGTTTGTTGCATCTTCCCCAAATAAAATCTCTTTTGTTTTCATAACATTGCCTATTAAATAATTTTTAAATAATTAACGAAACTCCTTAAAATCCCTATCAAAATCAAACCTATAATAAAGCGCAATATAGGCAAGGTGGTCGTTTCTTTTTTGTTCTGGTCTTTCATAATTTTTAGACCAATCTAGTCTTGACGTAAATATTGGGTTATTATCTTTGTCAATAACTGTTAAAGTAGCATAAAAATCACCTTCTTTGCTTTTCTTTATACCTGATAAATCTATAATAAAGCAGTCTGAAAAATTATCAACTAAAAAAGAATAACTTCCGTCAGAATTACCATTAATCTTATCTGATAAAAATTTTGAAATTAAAATATCTTGTTGTTCTGTTATCATAATACACAAATTACATCTCTCTCAAAACAATCTACGTAATCAACTCCATCAATAGAGAAATTACTTACTACCCTTTCATTATACTTTACTCTATCACCGACTTTTAAAGTCATATCTATTTTAAGTACAAAAGGTCTGCCATCATCTCCCGAAAAAGCATAGATGCCATCCCCCACTGAAACTACTTCCCCCGTATTGGCTTTTTTCTTTTCTAACCCAATCATATCATCGTTACTGCTTTCTACTTCATCGGGCTTTATTAATACCCTGTCATGTAACATTTTTGGTAAACTCATTAACTAAAATTTTTTGATTTGATAACGTAATTTATAAATTCTTGAACTTTTGCTATCCCTTTCCCGTTTATTGTAAATTTAGGAACGGTTGCATAAGCATATTCATTTAGGTATCCATTATTCATTAAGTACCTTATAGAGTTGGATATTTTTTGTTTTTGCCAAACCCCATAAAGCAACCCGTAAATACCTTCTTTAGTAAAAAACTTTGTCCTATTGACATATAATTTTAAAAGCAATTGTAAATCTATCTGCCTTAACCCAACAACGTCCTTTATAAACATTGTGCCAATACTAGCATTTGTTATTGTTTCTGCCACTAAGTCTGCATTCTCTATTGAATCAAGTAATTCTAACTGTTCGGGGCTATCTAACCTTTTACTCCATTCTTTAGTGACATTCCCAACTTTATTAAAGTCCAACTGCCTTAAAACGCTTTCTTGATTACTTGCGTTACCCATTATATTGTAAAGGTGGATTATTTCTTTATCTGTTGTTGCATATACATTAAGGGATATTTGTTTTTTCTTAGCTTCGTGTATTTCCCCCTTGTTGTAACTTTTTATAAAGTCGTGTATCTGAACACCGTTATACAATTCAGAAGGGAAAAAAGAAATGCTGAACCTTACCCCTATCATAGCTAAAAAAGACATCCTTTCATCCATACTAGCACGGTCACAAAAGTTTTTAGTCTTAACTTCTGATTGTACCATACGCCTATACTTAATTGGTAAGTTATCCTTAACCTCTTTTTTTAGGTTATAGATAAAATCATAAGTGATTGCGTTTAAAATTGGTAGCCTTATAGTGTCGTGTTTAGCCAAATGAGAAGTTTTTTTGTTACTTTTGCTGTCAAAGATATGACTTATGATTGAATTAGAAAAAATAAATGAAAAATCTGCCGAAAAAATGGAGGTATATAGGAAAGAACACGGGGTATCTTACACTTTTATAGCCAATAGAACCAATTACGCCCCATCTTATGTTAGAAGATGCCTACTTAAAAAGAATATACTTTCAGAAAATTTGCGTAAAAAAATAAATGAATTGTGGGGGACTGATTTCTAAGTCCCATATAATATTTTCCCTGCAAGAAAGTGGTCTAATAGCCTATCTTGACTATAATTGAAAGAATATCCCTCTAGTTGTTTACATACATAAGGTTGGCATATCCTAAACTTATGTGTATCTATAAATTCATTTAAGTAGACATCTATGTTTTTAAGTTCACCTTCGGGGGCTGCAAGTAATATATCATAAAGTGATTCTTTGATAATATAAAGGGTAGTACTATAAAATGCGTGTTGAACTACGTTGGTGGGGTAAGTTAATGTTGAATAAGAAACCCCCATATAAAAATCGAAGTCGGTTGGCATTTTCTCTAAAAAGTACGACCAAGCCCCCTTTGATGAAAACACTATATCATCTTCTGCTATTGCCACTTGCTTTAAACCTTTCTCTTTTGCATCCCTTACTATTGCTTTATGGCTTAAACAACATCCAAGCCCAATTACATCTGGTATATACTTAGCATCCCAAACTTTGTAGGCAATCCCCTGTTCTGCCATTTCCCAAATAAAAGACTTTTCACGCCTTACTGATTCTTTGTATTGGGGGCTATCTATTTGGAATTGTTCTTTTGCTAAGTGTACTATATTCAACATTATTTTTTCATCCATACCCAAGATTTTACATATTCTTTTAATTCTTTGTTGCTCATATTCCTTATTTTATATAGTTCGTTCCAATTATCATTAAAAAATGGATTTTTTTCAGAACTATCAATACTTATGAAATGGTCTAAATGATAAAGAACACCTTTAACTCTACCTACTTTATACCCAAGCCTTTCAAACCTTTCCCTTCTTTCCGTATCCTCTGGTGCATAGGAAATCATATTTTCATTTTCCCCACCACCTTCTATAAATACATCTTTTCGCCAAGCCATTGCACCACCTACACTCATTCCGTCTCCTTGTCTCATCCCTTTGAAAACTTCCCCACCTAAAATGCCAATATCTAAAAAACTTTCTATTGTCGAAAATCTATTTCTAGGAACTCTAGCAAAACGACCATCGTAAGGATAGCACATATCAGCACGTTTGCTTCTTAGTTCTTCTATGCACTTTAATACTTGTAAAGGTGGTACGACAACATCTGCATCCCAATTAAAAATAATATTCGTTTGTACCGAATAGAACATTTCATTCAGCATCTTTGTACGGTGGAAGTTTTTTATTTCAGGGAAATTGACATAATTAATCCCCTGTATATCTTTCCATTGTTCACCGCCCATTTCCCCTACTAATATATCTGCATTAAATAACCTTTGTAGCATACATATATTCAGCAATAGGTTTGAATTTCTATCGGGGTGGTCGTAAAATACAGGGATGCAAAAAGTAACATCGTGAAGGTCTATCCTATTAAGTTCCACATCATTGTGGTCGTAAATAATCCAATCATTAGGATAGTATGTACTCCAATCACTTTCTTCTAATAATTTTCCTGCAAAGTGATAGTTAGGGCGAACTATTTTTGAGTAAGACTTTTTGCCTAAATAAGCCATCCAAAAGGCAAATGTTGAATTTGAAACTATGAAATTATCCATCATAGTACCTAAGCAAAGTTGTTCTATATCGCTTAACCCTTCTGCAAAAAAAGAATTATCTAAACACTCAAAATGGGTTCTACAATAGGCTAAATCATCCGAAAAAATAACAATATTGTAATCTTTAAAGTTTGAGAAATTATAGTACAATGCACCAATATAATATTCGATGCTTAATAAATGATAATTACTATTCCCAACATAATCCCCACGCCTTATACTTATTGCTATTGTGGGCTTTGTAAATATGTGTTTAAACTTTTCTTTTAGGCTATTTTGAAATTCGTGAGTAAATGATAGCCGTTCTTTTATTTGCGATGAATGTTCTTCTAAATATTTACTTGATTGAAACCATCCTCTAAGACCGACTGTTTGTGTTTTAAAATCATCTATTAAACTTTCCCAATATTCGGGAGTATAATGAAAGTGAGGTTCTTCTATTTGCTTGACTAATAGAGGAGTGTTATCTATTTGCGGCGGCGGGGACATAAAAAACTTTGAATAATGCCAAGTGGGTATGGCATATTCAATACCATGCTTCAATCTTAAACTTTCTAAGAAACTCCATTGCCATAAAGAGTTCCCTAATCTGCCCCCACCAACTTTACCAACGTGTGTCCCTACTATCATGTTTTTTATTTTTTAGTTATTACAATTAAATTACGGTAAAAAGATATTGATTCTATTTGGTCTTTAAAAATTTCATTTGGAGTAAATCCTTCTATATATTTATAGTTCACTTCGTCTACTAACTTTCTAAAATAGTTTAAGCTAGTGTTAGCAGTATAATCAGAAATGTCTAATGTACCACCAAAACCGTCTCTTTCGTAAAAACTTGTCTCAAAATCCTCTACTACATATATACCTTGTGGTTTTAATAATGGGAATACTATTTCAAATGTTTCTATAACGTGTGAATTAACGTGACTACCATCATCTAAAAATACATTTGGATTGCCTACTTTAGTAAACATATCTACTATAAATTCACGGTCTATTTGAGACCCTTTAAATACTGTTATCCCTTCAAAATTTGGTATATTCTTTTCATTAATATCAAAAGTTATAATATCTGCTAATGGGAAATATTCACGCCACATTTTTGCGCTTTGTCCACCTCTATCAATGTACTCATACCCCCCAATCCCACATTCAATAAAAACAAAATTGTTTTGTCTTAAATTAGAGAAAAGTTTTTCATAAATACTACAATAGTCATGGTGTAAACTAGACTTATCTGTTTCATATTTTATTGCAAGTGTATCTAGTGATGTTTGTTCTGTCATTTAATTAGTTTCAATTTAGTTGGTTAGTTAATGGGGGAATATTGTTTTCTTCTTCTTTAAAAATTGCTTCTATTTCTTTAACTGCATCGCAAGGGAACATAGTTTGAAAACAAACTTGTAAAAGTATGTCGTGTATTTTTTCTTGCTTTTCGTTAAACCCGTGTTGTGACATTATTTAATAAATTTAGTCGGTTACTTCTACCCATTCATTTTCCAAATATTCTTTATGGAATAATATACCGTTACCCATTGCAATAGGCATATTTTCACATCCCTTATACGGAAAGTAAATATACTCATAATTGGGTGTTCCTTGTGTTGCAATAGTTCCTTTATCAACGCACCCTAATGGGCAAATTATATCTTTTTTTAAAGTGTATGTAGCCATTATTTAATAAATTTAGTTATTATTTATTAATTTTAAATTTCAGGATATTTTAAATTTTTAACCCACTTACCTTCTTCGTAATTTATATTTGGAGGGGGTGATTTATCCTCAAAAATAGCTTCTATTATCCTTGCAGCCTCAATAATACCTAAATAATCAAATTTTACTTTTATTAATACATTTGACACCATTGCAGCCTTGAACGATATTCCTTGTATGTTACCATTATATACCATTATTTAATAAATTTAAGCTGTAAATAATTTAATTTATGCGTGTACTCTTTTCTTAATTCAATTAATTCGTTTAAAGTAAATTTATGTACAAGATGTGATTGTTCAATTAAATGTGTTGTGATACCCTTGTGTATTGATTCTAACGCATTAGTGTAGGGGGCTTTGTCGGTATTGTGTATTTCATTGCAACGTGGGCAACTTTCATTGCAGTTATTAAGGTCAAACCTTAATCCTAAGTGCCTTCTATCTATATAGTGGGAGTTGTGCATTTTTGTCCAATGATTACGACCTTTCCCCTTGCAAACTATACAATCAACAAACCCCGAAACATCACTATGCCTAATCCTTACTATCTTACTTGTTAGTACATCTAAATCTGCAATTATGTTTTGCATACTTTCCCCTTGTACTCCTAACACTTCACTTTCTCTTTTCTTTGAGAATTTAGAAATAGGTTTAGGGGGATTTTCACGCATATAGCATTCCTTTAACATCCCCTTTGCCCATACCCTGCCTTCTCGGTTACAACCGCATTTGCATTTTTTATTTCGGGGTATGATAGTACTATTAAACATTTGTCTTAACTCCTTTTTCTTGGATTGTAATAGAATCCCAAAACCCATTACTATCATCTAATAATTCTAGTGGGAGATTATTGTCTGAAATTACTTTCATTGCTTCTATCCTTGCTTCGTTACCAACCCCCTTAGCAATCTTACCATAAACTAAACAATCATCATATACCATTAGGTTTTTCTTTTTGTAGAATAATCTTCTAAAGGTATCTAGCAGGGTTTCTTCGCCCCCTGTTTCCGATAATCCCCCCTCGTAAACATAAGGTTCTTTATTGTCATTTTTTTTACTCATAATTTTTTACTTTTTTTTAGTACGGGACAAAAGTAATAATTAATTCGTAATAAAGAACAAAAAGTTTCAAGAAAAAAATATTTCTTTGGAAACTTTATTTTCCCTATGTTTGCATTTTCAAAACAATAAAAATAAAAAAATGGCAGAACAAAAAAAAGACCCTCGCGACTTAATAGTAGAATATCTAAAGGATAGGGGTATTAAACAAACTTGGTTAAGAGATAAGTTAAATTTATCCGACAGTCACCTTTCATTAGTATTAAGTAAGAACCGTGACCTTACAGATGAAAACTTAAAAAAGATAAACGAAATACTAGGAACTAACTTTTAAACTATGCCTACATACCAAGAAAAACTTCGTGACAAGCGATGGCAGATTAAAAAAACAGAAATATTATCAAGGGATAAGTTTAAATGCCAAAGCCATTATTGTAAGTCACCCGAAAACGCTTCTTTAGAAGTTCATCATTTAGATTATATCCCCGACATAGAACCGTGGGACTATCCAAACGATATGCTTATTACATTATGTAATCCATGCCATCAAAAAGAACAAGAAAGACCTAAAGAAGAAAAGCACGTTATTAATACTTTAAAAATGAAAGGTTTTCTTATGGGGGACTTATTGGCTTTATCTAGTAAATTGGATAATGACTTTAAATTTACTAAATCACTATTGAATATTTTAAGGGACTTTCAGAAATAAAAAAACGATAATGGAAGGTTGGGTAAAGATACACAGACAGATTATGGATAACGTTAATTATCTAAGTGAGCCTTTTTGTAGAAATATGGCTTGGATAGATTTAATATTATTAGCTAATCACGATGAAAACTCATTTAGGTGTAGGGGTATTTTAGTAAAAGTTAAAAGAGGGCAGATAGGTTATACTTCTGAAAACCTCGCTGAAAGGTGGAAGTGGTCACGAGGCAAAGTTTTAAGATACTTGACGGAACTACAAAAGAGTGGGCAGATAGTACAACAAAAAAATAACGTAACTACTTTAATATCAATACTTAACTACGAAAAATATCAACACAACAGTACAACAAAAGATACAGCAAACGATACAGGGTTTGAGACAACAGATAGTACAACAGAAAGACAACAAACGGACACTAACAAGAATGATAAGAATGATAAGAATATATATAATAGTATAACTAATGAAGAAATTTTAAATTTTTTTTCAATTTTAAAAACAAAAATAGATGCAACAGAATTTAGCAGCACAATTCAACCACAGGGGGAAGATTATTTTCTTGAAAGATTACGAGAAACTAAATTGGAACTTTCAGACAAGCAGTTTGATACGGTTAAGGACTAATAGTGTTTGTTCTTGGACACAAGTAGAAGAAAAATATTTAGACGGTAAGTTTAATGATTTAATTTTAAGGATTTGCGTTATAAGTGGCGGTAGTTATCCTAAGACTAAGCCTATGTATGATGCTTTTCTATCTGAATTAAAAGTATTTGTTTCCCAACCGAAGTATATTACCCTTTCTTTTGACGAATTAATATTTGCTTTTAGAATGAGTATAGATAGTACTTACCGTTACCAAAGTGGGGAATATGTAGAAACAGTTTTTTTAGATAGTGAAAATATAAACATTGGTTATATTTCAAAAGTTTTGTACCACTACTACCAACTAAGAATAGGTGTTGAAAATTTGATAGGTAACACGATTGATGGCTACTAAAAAAAAATAAGGTATGGATTTTTCTTCGATGAATGAAATAGAGGGGTTACAATTTATTCCTGTTGACGATAAAAAACGCCCAATAGTAAAAAATTGGCAAACGGTAAAGGCTAAACATAATATTTCAAACTGTTACGGTGTAGGTCTTGTTTGTGGTGAACCTTCGGGGGGCGTGGAAGCCCTTGACTTCGATTTGAAATATGACATTAGCGGTGATTTATTTACTAGATACAAGAATTTGGTTCAAAATTATGACAATGGATTGCTTAAAAAACTTGTTGTACAGAAAACAAAAAATGGGGGATACCATTTGATATTTCGTTGTTCTAAGAATGAAGGTAATTTAAAACTCGCCAATAGACCAACGACAGAAGAAGAAAGGGGAAAGACATACAGTGAAACTTATACAGCAGAATGTGCTAAGGGTAAAACACACGATGAAGCAACCAATGTGGCAAAGCGTAGTTCTGAAAACGACAAGGTTAGGGTTTTAATTGAAACAAGAGGTATAGGGGGGCAGATTGTAATTTCCCCGACAGAAGGGTATGAAATGATTTTTGGGGACTTGATGAGTATTTCAGAGATAACTCCCGAAGAAAGAGATAGTCTATTTGGCATCGCTAGAATGTTTAATGAGGTTTTAGAAGAAGTTGCAATAGAACGTAAGGGATACCAAAAGAAAACAGAAGGGTTAAGCCCATTTGATGATTACAATGAAAGAGGTGATGTTGTTGGTTTATTACAGAATTACGGGTGGAAGATAGTTAGTCAAAAAGGACAGAAGGTACATTTTTTAAGACCCGGACAAACAACCGCTTTAACTAGCGGTAATTATGATTATACTAGAAGGTGGTTTACTGTTTTTACTACTAGCACAGAGTTTAATCCACAGACCGCATACCTGCCTTATGCTGTATTTGCAAAGCTAGAATGTAAGGATAATTTTTCAGAAGCAGCAAAAAGACTTTTGGATATGGGGTACGGAGAAAGAAAAGAAGAAAAGAAACCCGCAGAAAAGCCACAAAGCACTAGAAAAATATCATCTAGGGTAGATTTAGAAGATAATGATTTCTCTTTTTTAGCTACGGGGGCAGATTATGACCCTTATTTAAAACAAGTTAGGGATGGCACTTTACCACAAGGTTTGACTACGGGATGCCCTTCTTTAGATGAACATTTTTTATTCAAAAGGGCTTCTTTTGTGATGAATAACGGAGTAGATAACGTTGGTAAAACTAAGTTCATTTGGTGGCTTCTTTTAATTGCAGCAATGTATCACGGGTGGAAAGGGGTAATTTTTGCTAGTGAAAACACACTAGGGTCTTGTATGAGGGCTTTAATGCAATTTTATTGGGGTAAGCCACTTCACGGAAAATACGCAATGAATGACAAGGAATATGATATAGCGTACAATTTTGTTCAAGAACATTTTAAGTTAATAAAGGCTCAAGAGGACTTGTATAATTACAAGGACATTATCAATATGACTAAAAAAGCTAGAATTAAATACCCCGATTTAACCTATACTATGATTGACCCATACAATAGTTTAAAAATTGATTTAAGCGGTTTTAGTAAATTAAATACCCACGAATATCATTATGAGGCTTTAAGTGAAATGAAGGCTTATGGGCAACAAACAGACTATGGTTGGTATATTAACCACCACGCAGTAACGGCTGCTGCAAGGGCAAAGGATGGCGAAAAAAAATATCCACTTGCCCCAAATAAAGCAGATACCGAAGGCGGACAAAAGGTTGCTAATAAGGCAGATGATTTTTTAACTATCCACCGTATAACACAACACCCAACCGAATGGATGGTAACAGAAGTTCACGTTAGGAAGATAAAAGAAACGGAAACGGGTGGTCGCCCCACATCAATAGACCACCCTGTTAAATTTGAAAGATACAAGGGGGAGTGTGCCTTTATTGAAAAACTTGAAGAAGGTACAGGAAGAAACCCAATAGACCCAATAGAAAGGTGGCATAGTATGAAAGAAGAACAGCAACAACAACCATTATTCACTCACGAACAACCCCCAATAAAAAATTGGGATAACGATGGAGTAGAGAATATTAAAGACGTAATTTTTTAATCAAACAATAAATACAAACAGTTATGGTACTAGAAATGACAGTAGTGGGCAACATTGGGAATGATTGCACTATCTCAAACGTACAAGGTAAAAATTGCATTAATTTCAACGTAGCACACGGGGAAAGTTATAAAGATGCAAATGGTGTTAAAGTAGAAAAATCAACTTGGATTAGTTGTGCTTATTGGGTTGAGAATACAGCCATATCCCCCTATCTAAAAAAAGGGACATTGGTTTATGTAAAAGGCAAGCCCGAAGCAACAACCTATCAAAACAAGCAAGGTAAGTGGGTAGCACAGTTGATATTAAGGGTTTTTGAAGTAAGGTTACTTTCTGCATCAAAAGAAATATCACAACCGCAACAATCTACACAAACCACAACACCACAAGGTAACGGAGCAAAAATAGATTATGGTAATAATAATGTAGAACCAACTGATGATTTACCATTATAAAATTTAACTACACGGCTCAAATTTTAATCTTAATGTATTTTGTGTACAATGTATCCAAAATTAAATTATCGTTGAAATTTGAGCCACTTAAAGCGTTTTTAATAACAAACTAAAAAATAAAAAAAATGAGTAACAGTAAAGAACAATTATTTAGTGATGATTATGTAAGGGGGTTTTTGGCAGAACAATTAGATAATGATTGGTTTAAAGTTTGGGATGATTATGTTAGGTCTAATCCCCCCATTCCCGAACCAATAGTAGAAATGCCCCGTAGTAAACACCCTATCGAGTTGGTAAATGAAAAGTACCCTAATGGGTGGTATTGCGAAGAATTTCAAGAAGTAAAAGACGATATAAGAAGTCGTGTAGGTGAAGATGCTTATTGTTTTACCGATGGTATCAAATATTGGGGTAAAGATAATAGCCCTAGTAATAGTATTTATGCTGCTGATAATAGTAAATTTAGCGACGGCGAGACTTTCATCACCCGTTCCGAGTATATGGCGATTACGAGACCGAATGAAATGCAAGAATGGAAGCCCAAAGAGGGGGAATTAGTAGAGATATACGGTGACAATGAATCGGACGGGGTTTTCAGAGGCGAATACAGTTATACTACAAAAGATGGGTATCATTACATTAAGGGGAAAGATGTCATTGGGTGTATTAATATACGTCCTGCTTCTAAATCCATCCACATCGAACAACCGAAGCCTGAACCAACACAAAGGATTGAATCTTTAGAGAAAAGTAGAAAAGAATTGTTTACTTTTCAAAGTAATATTTTTAGTAGGCTAGATGCGTTAGAATTACAAAATGAAAAGTATCAGAAAATGTCATATAAGTGGGATGAAACTTTAGAGGGAGTACAACATTTATTAAAACCCCAACCAACTAAAAAAAATCTTAATATAGAGGGGGATGATTGGAAACGAGTAGAATGTTTAAGTTGGGTTGATGTAATAGAATATATTTGGGGAGATGAGACGTTAGAATATGTTATAAAACAAAAATTTAAAAAAAAATGAGCGAACAAAGAAGTAACATCATAAGTGCCTTTCACCACCTTAAAGTATCTAGGGAGTATTGGGAAGATTTAAAAAGGGAGTTGCCCGAAACAGATGCAGAAAAGTTAGCAACCCGTTATATCAAAAAGATAGATTGGTGCTATGGGGATTTTATTACAATCCCTGCATTCCCCGATGCAGTAAGAGAAGGGGTTAGGTTAGAATGGAGTAGTGATGTGTTAGCAATCCCCGAAATAATGAATAAGATTTCGTTACTAACTCCCGATAAAAGAGCCTTAGTAGAAGAACTTGTTGATGCTTTATATCGAGGGGAAGAAATTACTTTTGAAGAAAAGGTTTAAGTGTTTTCATTTTGGTTTTGGTTAGATTACATCCCTGCTTTTTTAAGTGGGGATTTTTTGTTTGTAGTATTCTTTCGCAGTATCACTTAGATTATTTAATCTTCCTGATTTAATTTCTTTCTTAGGTGGTTCTATAATCGTATTGTATTTTTTAAATTTGATTTTCTTTTTATTCTTTTTTAGCTTCAAGTAATTTGGCTTTTTATTTTTATTCGGGAATATATAAGTACCCGTCTTTCCTAGTTTAACTCTATCTTCTTTTTCTGTTGGCTCTATTTGTTCTAAAGACAATACTCTATCTATATTATAATCATTAGGTTTTAGCTTTGCAATTAATTCGTATTCTCTAAGTAGTAAGTCTTTTTTTGTTCTATAACCCGTTTCTAATATTTCAAATACAAAAGAATCAATACCTTGTTTATTAAAGTCTTTTTGTAATCTAAAGTTGTGATGCTTCTTTTCTATTAAATCCTTTATGTGTTGGGACTTCCTATTAATAAAACAAACAGTAGAGCCAATATAGACCCTACTGTTTTTTACATTTACTATTCGATATATAACCATAGAAAAAAGTTATTTAAACTAAAAAAGCCCCGCAGGGTAAAACAAAAAAAATAAAACCCCGTAGGGAAAGAAAAAAAAATCACTTCAACATTTTATCACAAACAGAAACAATATCATCCCAACTATCAGTAGGCTTTAGGAAGTGTTCTTGCCCCTTATAATTAAGTCTTACCCAATCATTATTAGATGATACAAGTTTACTTATTCTTTTGTAACGGGGGTGATGTAACAAAGTAGTAATGTTATGTTCCCAAACTTCTTCTTCAATCATTTTAGAATAAATTATCAATTAAAATAATAGAGTAACGTTTCCCCTTCCAATTGTAATAAAGTACTAATAACCCTGCTTTTGGTAGATAGTCAAATGAAATCTCCAATGTTAAAAGTAGAATTATAAAAAGGGGAATTATTGCACCACAAAAAAATAGACTTGTCATTTTACTTTTGTTTTAATTGTTTTTTTAAATCTGAAATTCTTTTCGCTTTGCCTTTTTTATAAATATCTATTGCCCAAGTTGCAGTTATGTGTGAGGGGCGTTTCTCATTTTCTATTTCGTCAATCTTTTCCCAAATTAAATCATCACTACCCAACTCTACTTTAGGCTCTGCTCTTTTTTCTTCTGCCTTTTTGGCAACTGAAATTTCTTTTATGGGGTTTATTTCTCCCAAAGGAATAGGGTTGTGTGAAAACCAAAAGTTATCTACGAAGTAATCTACTAATTTTTGATTACCCGTTATTCCTAACTTTTCTTTTGCAAAAGCCGCTCTTTCACTAAATCTTATTCCCGTAGGTTTACTTTTTGCCATGTGCTACAAATGTGCGTCAAAGGTAGCACACTATCTTTGAATAAACAAACTTATTTTTTCAAATTGGCGTAATAATCTTCCAATATTTTCGATAATTCGGGGTTTGAAGTAACGAATTGACCTCCCCATTTTCTTACTTTTATGACATCTAAACCGCTTTCGGTTATCCAATTTTCGATGTCTATTTTTTGTTTTTCGGTGGGGTTTTGATACCCGTGAAGTAGGGTTACGACTTCCCCAATACCCCAATTTAGACCTACTGAAACTTGTTCATAGTCAAGGTTATTATCCCTCATAACCCTTCTTAAATGTTCTATTGCTGCCATAATATTTATATGTTTTTACAAAGGTGCAAGGGGGTTTTAATACTACCAAATCTAATCGGTAAACACCCAACCCCCCAACACATAAGCACACGAGTAAGGGAATAAACCCACCTAATCAAAACAAATCGGTGAATAACCCGTTAAAATCGGCAAGCGTTTAAAACCCTCAAATTTGGCAGATAAGCACCCGAGCCAATAGAATGCACACAAAAGCCTTTAAAATCGAAATTTGACCTGTCTAATGCACAAATAAAGGCATATACAATAAAGGCAGTAAACGACATAACCCCAATAAGTTAATAAACAGTTAAACCCCAACACTAAGGCAACAAGTAAGCAACTAAACCCCTATTGATAAGTAAACCACAACAGAACAAGCCAATTAACCCCAACACATAAACTAAAAGCCAACGGGAAAGGATGCAAGCAGGTAAGGGGAAAGAACAACCGCAAGCACTCCCCAACGAATAAAGGCAACAAAACAAACGCAAGGCATCAGGGTAAAAAATGGATAACTAAATGATAGCTTAAAATCTAAACGGCAACAAAGTAAAACTGAAACTGAAAACCCATAGGCAGGTCGCAACGTCACAACCGTAACGGGCATCCCCAACTTAGTCGCAAGATTTTAAAACTAAGGTATCTGTTTTTCTGCCAAAAAAAAGTTGAGGGCAAATTTGAAGTAAAAAGCCCATTGAAAAGGGGAACGTTCATTTTTGACGTAGGGGTAGTTGGGGTTGGTGTGGATGAAAAAAATTTGTGGGCTGAAATATTTTTTTTGGTAGTTATTTTTTTTAGATTTAATAGTTTGGGTATTTTTTGTGGGAAGTGTTTGTTTGTTTTTTTTTTTTTTTTGAAGTTAGCGTATGGGTTTATTTTGGCAAGGGGGTTTTATTGTTTTTGAGGTGACTAATTGGCACGTTTAGTGGTGGGGTTTGATAATACCTTATCTTTGCTTTTTCATTCATTTTTTTTGGATTTTTTTAGTAAGTACGCTCCCTTGTTTTCACTTGGGGCGTTTTTATTTTTGGGCTATTCACCGATTTTATTTTGCCAAGTAAACCCCAATAACATATCTTTGTTGCCTACTAAAAAAAGAAAAATAAAATGGTTAAAGCAATCTGCATTGACGACACTAATTTCCCCAAAGAAATACCACTAAACAAGCGTTTAAAGTTGGGGCAAGAATACACAATCCTCTACACATTAACAGTACTACCTAGTAGAGAGATAGCTTGTGATATAGCTGAAATAGACTTAGATGAATCGTGCGCCCCGTACCAATTTTATTCCCTTAGAAGATTTGGTTTTACCCAAGAAGAATTACAAAAGCTAATGCAGTTACTAAAAGACTGTACAGATGCAAACTTCTCCCTTGATGAAGTAATGGAACAAACTAAATTAATTGAACAAGATTAAACTAAAAATAAATGAATGTAGAAGAATGGTTGCAACAATCTCCCGCCCCCGAAGAAATTAAACTTAAAGACGGTGCTAAGTATATCCCTTACAAGATAATTGTGGATAAACTAAATCAGCTTTCCCCTAATGAATGGAGTACGTCTAACTTCAATCCCCAATACATAATACTAGGACGTAAGCTATTGGTAACAGGTACAATAGATGTTACTGTTTCTTATGTCATCAACGGTGAGAAGGTAACAAGAACACTATCAGGTGCATCTAACTTTATTCTCAACAAAGCTTCCAACCCACATCCATCGGCGACAAGTAAAAGCCTTGCCGTAATGAACGCAGTTAAAGTACTTGGCAAACAGTTTGGATGGGGTTTGAACCCCGAAACAGAGGAAGAAAAGGCTGAATTTCTCCCCGTAATAAAGGAAGAAAAGGTAATCAATGTGGATAAAGAGAAAGAAAGGTTATCCCAAATGATAAGCACTTGCACCAACTTAGATGAACTATCTACATACAAGCTATTAGCCAACAGTAAAGGGTTAAAAAAACAATATGAAAGCAAACTAAAAGAACTTACAGATGCAACAAATTAAGTGGGATGAAGTAAAGATAAGGTGCAGTAGTGCATACAAAGTTATGACCGAGCCAAAAGACGCTCGTAGCCTAACCCCCAACCAATTAAAACTAATTGAGGACTACGAAGCAAAGTCAAAGCTAACAGAAAAACAAGCAGAGGAATTGGCATCACTAATAATGAAACGGGATGCGCCCCCAAAACTATCTGATACCTGCACTACACACCTTCTTGAAGTATATGGATACGTTAAGTTTGGGAAAGACCCCACAAGTGCAAGCCAAAAGAACCGCTACACTATCAAGGGAAATGCCTGTGAACAGGATAGTATTACATTACTTTCGCTAACAGACCGACAATTTTACTTGAAAAATGAAGAACACGTTAGCAATAAATACTTAAAAGGCACTCCCGATATATACTTAGGTAATTCAATAATGGAAGCTAGTCACATCATAGATGTCAAGTCGAAATGGGATTTATTAACATTCTTAAATGTTATAGACCAACCAACTCCCCCTGTTTATGATTGGCAAATTAACTGCTATATGGATATAACAGGGGCAAAAGAAGGCGAAATAGCACATACCCTAGTAAATACTCCCGACAGTATAATTCAGAACGAATTAAGGAAGTTATTATACGAAATGGATGTTGCTACGGATGAAAACCCCGAATACAAAAAAGCGGCAGAGAAGTTGATTAACAATATGACATTTGACAATATCCCCGCAGCACAAAGAATATACAAAGTACCTATTATAAAAAGGGATATGTACCCAATGTATAAGCGTATAGAAATGTGCAGGACTTGGCTTGCAGAATTTGACGAAAAGTTTATGATGATAAATAAAAAGTAGTTGGTTCTAGTTTTAGTTAAAATCGCCCCGTAAGACTAATGCGGGGCTTTTTTATTTACAAGCATCCCCCTTAATATAATCCTCTATTGCTGTGTTAATTACAAACTGATGTATTTCTTCGTCTTGAAGTATTAATAAACCTTCTTTGCATTCCCAAGGAACATATAGTTTGTAATTAGCAACAGCATTACAGTCGCTATCTTCTACATATAAAGCGTCCTCAACCCCCGTAAGAATGTTTTTATAATCAGGCTTGAACAAGTGAAACTTCCATTCATTTGCAAGCCTTTTCTTTTTACTCCAACTCTTAGGTGCGTGGAATAGATAGAATATAAAAAGGTTCTGTTTGGGTATATTAGTAGCCCCGACAACGTATTCCCCGCCATTTACAGCCTTACAAACTGTTTCATATACTTTCGCCCTATATTTATTGCTATTAGTTAGCCTTTGAAGCGTATATGCGTATCTAGTAGGCTTGTAAGCATTGCCCTTCTTATTGAGTAACCCTAATTCACCCTTACGTTTATTTTCAGCATCTATCTTAGTCCAATGTTCTACACTATGACCAAATAAAAACTTACTCTTTTGAGTAATTCTTGGTTGTGCTTTCGGCTTACCTTCTACAAATGCAATCAGTTTCATTTACTTTATTTTATGTGAACACTTTGGGCAATAATTAAATACCATTTCTTCCCCATAAACAATTCCAACAGAAGGACATTTAGCACACCTCTTAATGAAGGTTTTTAGCATCCATTCGGGTTTATAAGGCGGTATATTAGTGTCATTAAGGCTATTATCATCGGTTGCCATTTCTAAGTATATTTTATCTTCCAATGCCAACAACTCCTCTGCATTGCCATTAAAAACAACGTTTACTGATACCTTATGTATAGCTGGATACTTCTTGCAGTAGTCAACTGCTTTATGCAATACACCTTTGTATTCATTTGCTCTTACACCCCTAAATAGGTCGTCTAAAAACTTATTTAAGCTATCCTCTAGCCTCTTACCCTTGTGTAGATAATACTTCTTGCCAATCTCTATTTTATAGAGTACAGGATAGGCTATATCTACTTCTACCCTTTCTGCAATGCTGTATTTATTCATTGTTGTTATATTTATATGCACAAATGTATGCTATTATAATTAATATATTTTTGATTAATCAAAAATAATAGCATACATTTGTGCATATAAATA